TTGCTTTTGATTATCTTACCAAAATAATAAACCCCATCTTCTTCGTTAAGTTCGTAAGAGATAAGGTCTCCAAGATTGAAATCAGAAAACGCAGGTACGTTATTAATCTCGCCAACACCATCTTTAGCATTGCCACTAATAACTTCTACCCACATTCTTTCGCTACCAATACCCCTTGCTTTCGACTGGGCATTAACTGGAAATCTTACTTTAATCATATTATCGCTTTGGAATAATTCATCAGTAGGTAGTGATTGATTACCTTTAATGAATGTCATATTAGTTTTAGGCATATGTCCATCTCCTTTTTGCTAGAACAAGATAGTTATATAGGTATTCATAGCCTAGTGTCAAGCATTAAAATTCATCTAATACACTTTTTGTTTCTATATGGGTGTATTTCTTTTTAACCTTGCCGTATTCAAGTTCTTTAGCAGCTCTTGGGTCGTCTTCAAATAATTGTTCGCTTGGGTCGGGTTCTGTCTGTGTTTTCATAGCTTCTTTACAAACTTTTTTCAAAGCGTTGTAATTATAACTACTAGTCATAACGAACATCCCATTGTGCATTATCAGGTTTGCAGGGCCAACAAAACCAAGACCAGCCGTTATTGATTGAATACGAAGCACCTGGTTTTCCACAAACCGAACAAATGTTCGTCTTTGGTATGGGCTGCGCCGCTGCAACCCATGTTCTTCGTCTACTTTGTTCGCTCATTTTTCTGCCTCCTTTATTGCCCAAAATAATCTTGCAGCCACTTGGGGAACTATACTATTCCCCAAGGATTTTATTCGGTGTGTCCGATTGGATACCCCATGAGCCACTCGACCCACTCGGGGTTCAGGCTTCCACCAGATTGGTCCTGATCCGATTTCGAGTCGTCTATCTCGCTCATCCTCTTGACTATTACCCCCAATTGAGTGTCTTGCCTCTTGCTCCGATATAGATCCAGGTTCTCCCCCGAGTCCTTGTAATCCCGAGCCGTTGGTGTAGGGTACATCTCCCTTTTCTTTTTTTCTGCCATCGCAACTGCTGTCTGAAGTGTCGCCCCGAACTTTGTTCCGTTCCCCCGAATCGATGTCTTCCCGTCCTCGCTCACCGATCCCGACATCTTTCCCGTGTGTGCGCCTCTCGGTGTCGCTGTTGGCGTGGGCCACATCATCTGCTTCTCTTGTTTCTCCTTGAAGTCCACCGCATCCGACAGTTTCGCTCCGAACTTCGTTCCCGTTCCTTTCCTCGTCACCGTGTAACCCGATTGATTCTCCTCCACATAATTCCCCATTCCCGGGAAGTAGTCCGTTGCTTTCGGTGTGGGCCACATCTTCATTGTCTCCTCGTCCACTTGCTCCCTCAAATTGGAAGGTTTGCTGCGACCCTTCCGATGTCCGTTCTGCATTCGGAGTGTAGCTTCTTCTGACCTTTGGGGTAGATGATCCATCGTGTTCGGTGTGGCCCACAATCCAACATCGTTCTCGTCTGTGTTTGGCATCTGTGGCGCAAGCTGGAATAATAAATGGTGCGGCTCTATATCCGATGCTTTCCAAGTCAAAGAGACTTCTTTTGAGGCCCATTGGCATGTTAACAAAGCCTCGCACATTTTCCCCAATGATCCATCGAGGTCGTATGTCTTCAATAACCCTAACCATTTCGTGCCAGAGGTCACGGTCTTGTTCATCAAGATGTCCTTCTTGTTTTCCTGCCACACTCCAGGGCTGACAGGGGAATCCTCCAACAACGATGTCTGCATCTCTAAATTCTTTTCCATCAAAACTCCTTATATCACTAAATATTGGAACATTATGCCAATGTTTTCGCAAGACTTTTTGGCAATAAGGTTCTCTTTCTACAAAGGCAACTGTTTCAAAGCCACCCACTAATTTCTCAGCAGCGTAACTAAAGCCACCGATCCCACTAAATAAATCAACTATTTTCATCCCGTACAATCTCCTCCATCAGATTGGCATAAGTACGCTTCATCATTAAATATCCAATCTTGTTGTCTATCTACAAAATCTGCGAATCTTTTTAAGTTTCTTCCTCTTTCAAACTGTCTACCAGTTCTTTCTTCTGCATCAATCCACCATTTTGCTAGTTCAGGATGGTCTCTTACCATTGATGCAAGTTGTGATTCAGACTTTAAGAAACATAAATCACAATTACCTTTAATAGTTTTGCCATTAACAACAGGCAAATCTAATTTAAAATCTTGTTTTTGCCAAAACCCATCAACATCAAATATAGAATGGTTAGCTTCACATATAGGATAGAAAGGATAGAAGCCATTTGCAAAACCAGGTTTACATCTATGCTTTTCATCTGACCTTATACCCAAAGCGTTGTGCCACTTCTTCCAACCAAGACTTCTTAAATACTTAGATGTCGTATCTCTTTTAAGGCTACCCGTACAAAACCTAGACATAGGATTAGGTAATCTGTTGTGTTTATTTATTAGTTTATCAAACGGCTCACCGTTACGACTTGCGTTGTCATAGCGAACAATTTTAAATATATGTTTGTTTTCTTCGTTTAAATCATATTCAAGCCAAATGATTTCTACATCCCATTTTTGCGAACAATTATTTACGAAGTCCAATGTCTGTGGCATTTCACGACCAGTGTTTTGAAAGCAAACCAAGGCGTTATCAGGTAATCCGTTGTTAGCTTCCAATATATGATGAAGCATAAAGGCACTAGTTCTGCCTCCACTAAAAGATATACAGACGTTATTGTCTGGAAGTTTATAAGTTTTCTGTTGCTGTTCTTGCATCGTATTCACCTCGACTCATGTCTCCGTCTACAGTACCAAGCCACTTACGACCACCTGACCTAGAAAAAGCATATTTTGATATTCTAACTTCATTCAATAATTCTCTGACCAATCCATCAATTGTTCGCTGTGTAGAGTTGTCTAAAACTTTAGGAGCATCAGAATCTGCTGCCATTCTTTGCAATATTGCATCAGCTCCCGATTGTTGTGTTAACGCTCTACCCTCACGCTCACATAAAGCAATCCAAGAAAACAAAGCGTCTTTCTTTATTTCTCTATTACTACCCGAATGCAATCTTGCTATATCTTCAGACCGATCTTCTAATAATCCAGTCATTGTATCACGAATAAAATGTCTTATGTCACGCCTTGCAGGTCCATTTGATTTAACAACTGCACCATCAAAGCATCTGTTTCTTTGATACTCGATACCTAAATCTTGACAACGTCTACGACCTGTTGGCTCATCAACTTGCCATATTGTAAAAGCACAACGTACACCATCAACTAACGCTGACGTACCTCGTATCATATTCCTTGCTTGTTCAGGAGTTGATACAACTGCATCATCTTTAATCTTTGTCATGTGATGACACATAATAACTGAAGAACCCGTTTCTGTAGCTATCTTTGCAAGAAGTCCAGTCAACGCTGCTCCTGCCGCTGGATCTGAGTTTACATCTGCATGAACAAATGATGCTAACGGATCAAATACAATTAGCTTTAAATTACTCATCTGTAGTATTTGTGCATATATCTTTTCAAACTCATCGCTAGTTCTATAGCCATCATGTGTATCTTGGAGTATAGGAAACACACCACCAACATTAGGCAGAGACACAACTCGTAGTTCATGTTCATAGTTAAACCTAGAATTGTTCGCATCTAAGCGTTCAATTCTTCTGTGCATTTCACCTTCATCATCTTCTGCTGTAAAGATAATAGCATTACCGAACTCGGTAATATTACCACCGAAAGATGCAGATAAGGGCTGACCACTTGCTACTTTCATAGCCAAGTCCAAAGTCATCATACCTTTTCCAGCATCACCAGACGCAGAAAATATTATAGGCACAGCCAACGGTAGTGTTTCACCAATCAGAAACTTCTGTTCAGGTGCTTTACCCTCAAACCTATTTATTAACAAACTGCTATCTAATAAGTTTATGTTTCGTTTAACATGCTTAACTGTTGCACTTAGAAACTGACCTATATCAAAACTTTCTGCTATGGCATCAGCTGCATCCCATCTTTCAGGCTTACCTAAAGGTGGTGTAAGCATTGTTACTGACCTTGCACCTGCATTCATAGCTAAGTCTTGTACGAGTTCAGCTACCTTTTTACCTGCATTATCGTTGTCGGGCCATATGATTAATTCTTTGCCATGCAACGGTGAGAAGTCAAACTGACTAGATGATTTACGAGACAGCATTCCAGCACCACCCATAGTACATGTAGCTGTAAATCCCATCTCATTAAGAGCATCAGCACATTTCTCGCCCTCAACCCATATGATTTTATCTGAAGCAGAAATGTTCGGTATATTATATAACGGTCTGACATCAGGCATCTTAGGATAAGGATTAGTTCCAGTGAACTGACGAAACTCTTTCTTAGGCTTACCATGATCGTCCATTACTGGATTGCCTGCACCATCTCTCATATTGTATCGTCTGACCATACATATGACTTCGCCATCTAAACTAAGATATGAATGCTCACTATCAAATGGTGTGTTGATGTTTATCTGTTGTCTTAATGACTTGTTGATTATGGAATCAATCGGAGGAGCAGCGTTTTCATCTCTAAGAAATCTAGGAGTGTCATCTAAATAATCAGCAAAAAATTCTTTTATTTCGGGTAGCTTCATATTACGACCCTCCATCAATATCTTTACAATACCTCCAACACCACTTGATCCGTTGAAATCATTACCTTTCATAAACCAAGGCGATCTTGGATTAATATCTATTTTTAAAGATTTTCCAGGTTCTCCATTCAAAGATCCAATATTAAATTCATCACCCCTAACAACACCATTAGGATAAGTGTCTCTTAAAACATCAATCTGCGTTTGTGAAGGAACTTTCTGACTTATTAATTCTACTAATTCTCTTGCACCTACATCACGATTGGTATTGCCAAATCTTACTATACTCATTATACTATCCCTACCTTCATTGGCTGAAGTTATAGGCGACATTTGTTTCTCTACTCATGTGTCGCCTATTTTTAACTCCAACAAGTCTCCTTATAATTACACCATTTACAATCAAACATTTCTTTTGATTGAGTTATTCTTGGTAACATCTCACCAGCTTTTGTAGCTTGTAATATATTAACTGCCTTGTCACTAATCTCTTGAGCAAGAAACTTATCAAAAGGAACGAGTTCATAATATATTTCGCTAGTGTTTTTATTAACTACAGTAAACAAACATGGATGTTCTGTTAGTTCCATATACGCCTGATATAAAGCTATCTGAGCTGCATATATAGGATTGGTTCTTGCCATACCTTTAGACTGAAACTCTTTAAACTTTCTATCATTAGCTGACTTGTTTTCCCATAAAGACGGATAGCCCATACCAACAGGACCTCCACAAATAACACCATCTATATGACCTCTTATCTGTCCATCAGATATAGAAAAACCATATTGATCTCCATTTTTCTTTTCGGTTCTCAAATCAAATCCTGCTTGCTTTAACCAATTAGCCATGCTGTCTTCTATTTCGTGACCAAATTGGAATATTCTTAATGTTTGTGGGCTGAAGTGTCTGTCTTTATCAACTGCTTGACCCATATAAGTGTATTGTATTTTTCTTGAACACTTTTCTCCAAGTGAAGACCCCCCCAAATATGTTCGCCTTGGAATACTATCTGACTTTTCTTTAATCGTTTTGTCAACAAAATCTGCTATCTGTTCTTCAAAACGGTATGTCTTCAAGTCCTTCTGGTTGCCTGATTGGACCGAAGTATTTAATATGAGATTGTGTAACATAGTCGCAGACAAACTCATTTTCTATCTCCCTTGATGATTGTATGACTGATATTAAAGCCACCATTTGTTCTTCTGTCAAATCGCATAATTTTTTCTCCCAACCTATTTTGTTAAATACTTTAGCTGCATTCTTTAATGAATTGTCTTCGTTATTGGCTGTATCCATCTACTTTCTCCGTCATCTAAATTGTCATGTGAATAAAAATCTAATTTGAATAATTCATCGTGACCAGACATTACCTTGCAATAGCCACCTAGTATTTCATGGTCTAATTCTTCCATAATATCTTCCATAGCTTCTGTTACTTTATCCATCAATTCATTTTCACTATTTATGTTAGATGTATGCAAAAACATTGAACCATCAACAACATCTTGAATACCAACTTCATTGGATATGTTTATTTTATAATT